TAGTACAATACAAACATCAGATGTAGCTGTTAATAATCAAACAATTTCATTAGATAGTACTAAGTTTGACGATATTTTTAAAAACAATGCAATACAAGATAGATTAAGATTAACATTAAGATTATTTTCTGATGAACCTTCACAAGGTCAATTTGATGATTTTTCATGTACTTTAAAAATATATAGTATATCAGCAACTTATACAACTACACTAGAAACAACTACAGAAACAATTGCTAAGCAAGAATCTAATGCGAATATATCAGAATTATATTTAAGTGAACCTATAACAACTAGTGATTTTAATGGGCATACTGCTACAAATGATAATTTAAATAATCCTGTAGCTATTCATAGACAAATTATAAAAGATTTTGTTGGTATAGATTCTTTAGCTACAGATGCAGACAATGTAAACAATGGATATAAAGCAGTCGCAGATATAAGAGACTCAGATGCAAGTCCACATTGGAAAACAAGATTAGAAGTTTATGATCAAACATCTTTAGAGTCTATAATGAATCGATTACAATATGAAGGTTGTTTCTTTTTTCAATATAGTCCACAGGCACAACAAGCAACTACAATATCTGGTGCTTCAATATTAAGATACTTTACTATTGAAAACAGTGTTAATGCAAATGTAGATCTTTCACAAAATGATATATCGAATTATCAAATTGCAATTACACCCGCACAAGATCTAGAAACTAATCTAGTAGTTAATTATAAACCACATCCAGCAGAAAGTAAATATTTAAAACAAGATACTTTTATTGCTTCTAATCATACTACAATATTTGGAAGTAATGATGTACAAAAACAAGAAATTAATTTACAAATGCTTTATGATGCAGTAGATGATGTTGTTGGATCTAGAAATAGTAGTTGGATTAACTTTAGAAAGTCACTATTTGGAGATTATAAAACAATAGTAAGTGCTTCTATTATAAATCCAGAAAAATATGCAATGTTACAAGTTGGCGATTACATTGATTTTGGAGAGATATTGTTTAGTGAATTAGGAAGTCCGTTTAATGAGATCTCGGATACATTCGACAGTTTTGTTGCAATGCCAACTAGATTGTTTAATGAAGCATGGAGTGGTAAAAAGTTTATAATAACAAGTTTAAAAAGAAAAGTAGGACAAGTAGATGTCCAATGTAGAGAGGTATAATAATGGCAAGTTTTTTTATTTATGATTCTATAAACATGTATAGAAGTGATAACACGATAAGTGAGGGAGGTATAAGTGGCAGTTCTCCAAACAATACTTTTTCTCAGTCTAATTCTTTGACAAATCATGAAAGAGCAGCAGACCAAAATATAGGTACTGTTATTTCAGGAGTAGGTAATTCTGAGGCTATTAAATATGCTATAGGTAGTAATGCCACAGCAGATGTTGCAGCAGTTTATTTTACAGGTGCAAGTGGTGGAAGTAATCCAATTATAAGAATTAAAAAAGGTGCATCAGGTAGTATAACAAATATAGGAGAAATTAATTCAGTTTCTGCAGCAGGTTGGAGTGTCGCAACTTTGACTTCTACAACTGACGATGAATTTTATGCTCAATTTACAGGTGCAATCAGCAACTGTGCAGAAATATTAATTGGTAAAAAATTAGCTTTTGAAGTAGAACCAGATATAAATATACAAACCGCGAAAGATTATGGTACACAAGTACAAAAAAGTTTAGGTGGAGTTGAGTATGCAATTAATACTCATAACGGTCAAGAGATCTTTACAATTAGTTTTCAAAACATTTCATCTACATTTAAAAGTGATCTACTTACTTTTGAAGATGCTAATAAAGCACAAGGGAAAAAATTCTTATACTACGATGGAACTAATTATAATTGGGTTAGACTCGATCGACCTATGGTATTTACAGAAGTAGCTGATGGACGATTCAGTACGCAAATTGTCATGCGACAGCAAATTCAGTAATTACCTCATATAACAAAAAAGGCCTCTTTCGAGGCCTTTCTTGTAATAGATCAATTAACTATACAATTTCTTGATAGTAAGTATCTACACCAATCCTGATCTTTTTGTGTGTAGCTTCCCAATTATGAGGTGGAATTGAAGTAATTCTACCTTCTAATTTTGGTGGATTATCAGGATCTATGAAAGTCCACTCATTATTGATCTTTTGAAACATAGCTCTATCTCTAGCATTACGTTTATAGAACTTCTCTTGTAATTGTCTAGTTTTAAAAGGTACTAAATCTCTTGCGTACCTTGGATAGTTTTCAAATACATATTCTTGCTCATTGGTGGTAGTTAATAATTCACCACCATTAATACAAAGAATATATTGAGCTATATGTGTTAACTCATGTACTAATGTAATTTCAAGACCAACTTGTGGTTTTACATCAACACCATTAATTGGACAAATCCAACCTGAAGGTGTTTTACGTTCATAACTATACCACTTTTTCAAACGACGAGGTAACATACCTATTCTCATACCTAGCCCCTTGTCTAAACCATATTTATCAGCAAAACCATGTCTAGTAGCTTGTGACTTAGTACCTGTTTTTGCCCAATAAATATTGTCAAAGTTGATCCATTTATCATTAGTAACTAATTCGGGATATTTATTTTCTAAATATTCCTTGGCTTTTTGAAGTGCCACTTCTTTGTTTAGTTTCATGTAGTCTCCTTAACTAACTTATTTAACTTACAATAATAACCTAAACGATACAGGAACAAAAGTACATGCTTATTTTTTATTTAAATGGTATACATACTGTATTAATACAGTTAAAGAAAAAGAAAAAGAAAAAAATAAAGATAAATAAAAAGTTTAAGAAAAAGTAACAGGGAAAAAAACTATGTACATTAGATCTAATTATGTGTAGATTGGTACATGAAATTAATTAGTAAGTTAAACAAGTTGAAGGAGAAACAATGTCAAACACTAGTAATTTTGTATTAGAAGATCATTTTAATACTGAAACAAAAGAAGTACAAACAAGTCAAAGTTTAATAAAGAAAAGCTTTGAAGATCTAAATACTCTATTAGAAAATAGTAAGCATGGTCATAGAGGTCTACCTAAAGATCTTTTAAGATTATGGTATGATGTAAGAATAAATGCCATGAACATGTGCTTATATGATCACTTAACAGATTCTGATTTAGATTACTCTGATTATGATCTAAATTTAACTCATGAAGGTGGACAATATTTCGTAGTTGTTAATGGAGTTTTAAAATTTAAAGTAGAAGCTGAAGATCTTACAGTAGAAAAAATAAGAAGTACGGTGATTTGGATCTCCGCACGATGTATTGGTAATGGAGGTTTAGTATGCTCTTTGAAATAATAGTATATACATTTTACATTATTATAATGTGGGAATTTTTAAAGAAAGTAGTGAGGGAAATATGGATATAGTAATAAAGTTTGCACATGAGGAATTAGAGTTGTTAATTGAGATCATGGAGCGACATCGACTAGATGAAGATAATGAAAATAAATTAAGAAATGATCTTAAAAAAATTCGTAAAGATAGTGAAGATAAAAAGATCTTACGAGAAGAAGAACTTAAAAAGAAACCGTCAGAAGAAATTAGATTAAAACCTAATCCAACTTCTGCAGAACATGTTGAATAGGAGTGAGTATGTTATTTATTAATTTAAAAGAGTTAAAGAATAATCCTGGAAGTAAATTAAAACTTGTAAAAAAATCTATGGGTGAATGGGTAGAAAAATCATATAATTCACCACAAGGTCCAAAAAGTTTTAATATTTGCAATTTTGAAGTAGAGCAAGATGGCCAAATTTATGAACTTGGTGCATCAGCAACTTTAAAAAGAAAACTAGATGAATTAGATCAAGAAGATGCATTTTTAATTTCTTATGAAGAATTTACAACTAAGCAAGGTGAATTACGACACTATTGGAAAATAGATCCAATTGAAAGAACTGAAAATGCATTTACTAATTATGTTGCAGATAAAAGTGCAGATAACCAAGTAAAAGAAGAAGTAAAAGAAAAAGTATTAGAAAAATCAACATTAGCAACTAATGGTGCTAGATTTGGTATGATCTTTAATAATACATTTCAATTGTATAAAGATCCTAATGTTGGTAATTGTTCTTGGACTACAGAGCAATTTGCTAATGAGTTTTTAAGAGTTATGAGAATGGTAGAGGCTTGTGAAAATATAGAGATTACAAAACCAGGTGAGCCACAGAAACATGATCATATAAAAGAACAAGAAAAAAGAATAGAAGGTAATTATCCACCTCAAGTTGTAGAGGAAGATGATTTACCATTTTAATAA